TCAGACATCGTAGTTTGCGAGGTTGAGGCCGAGCGTCGAAGCAATCTTCGCCAGCACCTCGCGTTCCTTGGCGTCGATGCCGCCATGGTCGGCCACGTCCAGCGCCGACAGCAAGACCGTTTCGCCCATGTCATGGTCGGCCTTGATGTCTTCGATTTCCTTGTAAAGACCGGCGCGACCGACGCGGCCACCCTGCGCACGCTTCAGCATGGCGTCGGCGGTGCGTTCGATTTCGGCGGTCTTGAAGGCGGCGGAGAGCTGGGCGTTAGAAGTGATGGCGTTGATCGTCTGGCCGACTTCGGCGTCGGAGATATCGCCATCTGCGGCGGCAACAAGGGCGCTTGCGGCGCAGACGGCCTCAAGGAAGTCCTTGCGACCGCTGTACTTGTTGACCGATCCGGAAAGCTTCTCTTTCAGTTTTGCGAACATGTGGTGTCCTCGTTCGGGTTAAACGCAAGGGCTTAATGCCTGTGCGAACAACGAGGACTGTATAGTTAAACTTTATATGCCGCAAGATGGTCTGTATAGAAATTTTATCATAGGCGACGACCGCGGTTAATCGGGGACCATTTTGCGATGACAATATCGGTAATGCGGATATCCGTTCCGTCTGTCCCGATGATCTCGATATCTTCCTGCCAATTCGGGTCAAAGCTCTCAGGCCGAAGGACTTTTCTGCCATCCTGAGTATGGAGCCGCTTCGCCGTATATTCGGTAAGCCCATGCTCGGATCTGGCCACAACGACTAAATCGCCATCCTCTGGAAACACACCCGATTCCGCCACGTCTACGCAGTGGATGAATTCGCCATCGGTAACGACCTTGTTTACCGAGTTCCCGCGCACACGATATAATCGCTGCGCCATTGGCGGATAATTAGGATCGGGCGCAACTGGCGCTCCAAAGGCCTCGAATTCGAGACTTGCTTCGCGCCATAAGCCGCCGGCAACCTCCCCGACGACCATCAGTCCCGTCTGGTTTTCGGTTACTCCGCTCACTATCCAGCGCTCAGACACTCCTGTCGCCTTGGCGATCGCTATCAGGGTGGCATGCCTGGGGCGAACGATCCCCGATTCCCACTGCGCGACAGCTGCGCGTGTTTTCCCTACCGCGTCAGCCAGTTGGCCTTGCGTCATTTTGGCGTCGGTGCGCGCCTTATAAATTCTCTCATAAATTTCCATGGCTTATATTTATCCTGAACGAAAAGGGAGGTCGCCGTTAATTTCACTTGCGGCATATAAAGTTAAACTATACACTGCAAGCCAGTTTCACCAACAGGGTTAACCGGCAATGAAGACAGGTATGGACGCCGTGAAGGAAAAGGTGAGGATTCGCGCTGACCTTGCACGGTATCTCGAAATCACCCCCAGCGCAGTTTCTCAGTGGAAACGAGTCCCGGCCGAGCACATCGGCAAGGTGGCCGAGTTCACGGGGTTGCCCCATCAAGTTATTCGGCCCGATTTGTTCACGTCTAGCAAGGTTTCCGCATGACGGCTGCCCCCTCTCTTGAAGAACAAGAAGCTGCGTTCAAACGCTATGCGGACGCTGTCCGAAAGGTCGAAAAGTCCTTGGACTTTGAAGACGGACGCGCCGCGAAAGACGCTTGGATCGCTTTCCTGAACCTGTATCTGCCCGACGACAGGAAGATGCCCGAATATCGCATCAGCGGCAGCAACGTCGAAATATTTCCAGTCCATCGCAGCGGCTTGTAACTATGGAGAACACGCCGCGCCATTCGCATGCCGAAATGGTCGACGGTCTGGAAAAGATGATCACGGCAAAAGCCGGATGGATCGAGACCTTTTCGACTGGCCCGAAGAAGCGGCCAGACCACGAAATTGAAATTCAACAGAAGCATTTGAGCGTGTTGCGGCAGGCGGCCGAGGATTATCGGCGCGCGGCAAACCGCCCTCGTTGAAGGCGAAGATATGTCCGAAAAATTGAAGCTCTCCCAAATCCGCACCGATGGCGGCACTCAATCCCGCGCCAGCCTGAATGAACATGTGGCCGGTGAGTACGCCGAACTGATGCGCAGCGGCGCGGTATTCCCGCCGCTCGTGGTCTTTCATGATGGGGCTGATTATTGGCTCGCTGACGGCTTCCATCGTTACGAAGCGCTAAGGCTTACCGGATCGAATGATGTCGAGGCCGATATTCGTCAAGGAACGCGGCGTGATGCGATCCTTCACAGCGTCGGCGCCAACGCTTCGCATGGACTACGCCGGACCAATGAAGACAAGCGCCGTGCGGTGTTGACGGTGCTGGAAGACAGCGAATGGGCGATATGGCCCAATACCAAAGTTGCCAAGGTCTGTGGCGTGTCGGAAAGCTTCGTCCGCCATCTTCGTATAAACGAAGATATCCCCACCGCTGATGTTCGCATCGTGGAGCGCAACGGCACAACATATCAGCAGAACACGGCGGCGATCGGCAAGGTTGAGCCGCATGTCATTCCCGAAGCGATAACCCTGATTCGCGGTACCAAGCTCGACACGGTAGAATATTGGGACAAGATCAAGAAGCTGCCCCCCAATGAGCAGATCCACGCGGTTAAGCGCGATCGTGCGCTGCTCCACACTGCGCCGGAGGAAGAGGGCGGCGGCTTCGATCCTTTTGCCATCCACAGCAACCGCGACCGCGTCCGCGACGAACTGCCAGATTCCATCAAGCAGATAGAGGCCACGAAAGAGGCCGCCCGATCGTCGCGCAAGCTCGATGCAGACGAACTTCTGGCGCGCGTCGAGGAACTGGAAGAGTCGCAACGCGTCCTTGAGGCGGATTATGCATCGGTGCTGGCCGAGAACAAATCATTCGAGGCTATGCGCGTCCAGTTCGAGAATGGCGGCTTTGCTGAAGTCGTTGCCGGCAAGGATGAGGAAATCAGCGTCCTGAAAACGCGGCTTTACAGCGAGAGCCAGACCGCTGCCGAGTGGCGACGAAAATGCAATTTCTGGAAAGATCAGGCGAAGAAGCTCGGCTGGCGTGATGAGCGCTTCGAAGGTCAGACCGAAGCGCTGCCGGATGATGATGCCTTCTATGATGTCGTCAATGGAGGGTGATCCACATGGACCTCTTTTCCTCCCCGGCCTTCGTTGAAGAGGTGCGTGCGAAAGAAATCGTTCTTCGCGCCTATCAGGTCGACGCCGTCAATCAGTTGCGCCGATCTGCGGCCACTGGCGCCCGACGGCTGATCCTCGCAGCACCGACCGGTTCCGGAAAGACCGAAATCGGTGCGCACATGATCCAATTGAACCAGAAGAAGCTTTCCACGGCGTGGTTCATCGTGGACCGCGTTACGCTTGTCGACCAGACCAGCCAGCGCTTTTTCTCTTACGGTATCGATCACGGGATTATCCAGGGCGGCAATCGACTGACGGATTATTCCAAGCCGGTGCAAATCGTCAGCGCTCAAACATTGGCCCGCCGGTCAATTCGAAAGCTGCCCGATCTAATCATCGTGGACGAGGCGCATTGCGAATATCAGTCTGTCCTCGATCTTATCGAAGAAGCAGGATCGGCGCGCGTGGTCGGGTTAACCGCAACGCCATTCACTTCCGGAATGGCCGATCATTGGGACGGTATTGTCAACGTTACGACCGTCAACAAGCTGATCGCTGAAGGCTACCTTGTCCCGCTGAAAATCAAGGCCTGCGTGTCGCCCGACATGAAAGGCGCGAAGAAGAAATTCAACGGCGAATACGAGGAAGAAGAAGCCGGTCAGCGCGGAATCACCATCGTTGGCGATGTGGTTCACACATGGATTTCACAGACGCGCGCCATGTTCGGCGGCCCGGTGAAAACCATCGTGTTCTCGCCTTCGGTCGCGCACGGTGCCGAGCTTTGCCGCCAGTTTGCGGACGCCGGGTTTAACTTTCAGCAAATCTCCTATCTCGACAAGTCCGATACCGAGCGAGACGCGAAAATCCGGGAGTTTCGAAAGCCGGATAGTTCGATTGACGGCCTTGTGTCCTGCGCCGTGCTGACGAAGGGCTTCGACGTTCCGGATGTTCTTTGCGGGATATCCTGCCGCCCTTATGCAAAATCCTTTTCCAGCCACGTTCAGGAGATGGGCCGTGTCATGCGAAGCTCGCTTGATACCGGCAAAACCTTCGGCCTCTGGCTCGATCACTCGGGCAATTGTATCTCGTTCGCTGATGACACCGCCTGGCTCTATGAATACGGCGTCGACAGTCTTTCCGATGCGCAAAAGAAGGATAGCGAGCCGCGAGAACCAACGGAGAAGGCGAAAAAGAAACACTTCTGCGGGCAGTGCGGAATGCAGATCGAGCCGATGGCAGTATCTTGCGCTGCGTGCGGCTGGGAGCGACCGAACAGCAACACTATTCAGGTTGTTCAAGGCGAACTCGTTGATTTCGAGGTTTCCGCCAAAACGTCATTTCAGCCACGGAAGGGTCTCCGCGCCGAGTGCCTGAGTGATCCGAAGTCCATCTGGAATGCCGCATTGGCCTATTGCATGTCAAACACGCGCAAGGGCGAGGATGCGGCGAGAAAGTGGGCCTATGGAATATGGGCCGGGATCTATCCTTCGAGCAAACTTCCTTACGGGCTGTTTGACGTTTCCTGCCGGCCGAACGATGTCGCGCCGGATGCATGGAATCTCATTGATCGAGAGGTAAGGCGCTTCCGCAAGGGCTCCAAGTCGGCAAGGAGCGCGGCATGACGGTTGATGATGCAATCACCTCTGCATGTTCATCCGTGGGCATCAAGCCGCCACAGGGGACGCGTTATGGCGTCTGGATGAAGACCGACACCCTTTCCGGCGCGAACGGTCGCGGCGACGGTCGCGTGATGGTCAATGACAGATCAGTCACAGCTTACAACTGGCAGACCGGTGAAAAGGTCTCTGTCAGCCTGAGCGACGGTACCGAAAAGATCGACCGCCGCGAAGTGAAACAGAAAGTCGAGCAGGAAGAGCGGAAAAGGAAGGAGCGCGCCGCCAAGGCCGCCCAGATCGCAAATGATATGGTTCGAGCGGCAACGCTGCGCACCCACCCGTATCTCGCCATGAAGGGATTTCCGGAAGAGAAGGCGCTTGTTCTTGATGTCGGCGTGATCCGGCACATCGGCGGCGACTATCTTGTCGATCCCGGCGAGCAGGAGGCTATTATTATTCCCGCGCGCGCCGGCAACCAGATACGAAGCGCCCAGCTTATTTTCGAGCAGGGGCGCAAGAAGTTTCTCTACGGAGGGGAGACAGCCGGAACAAGCCACAGGATCGCTGTAGGGCGTGATTGCTGGCATTGCGAGGGCTTCGCTACTGGTCTGTCGTTGCGCTCCGCATTTGCCTCTTTCGGCTACAAGGCGACGATTTTGTGCTGCTTCTCGGCAAGCAACGTCGAGGTGGTTTCGCGCACTGCCCAGGGCCGCCCGTTCATCGCGGCCGACAACGACAAACCACAACCCCAATTCAAAGGCCTTGGAACTGGCCAGTATTTCGCGGAGCGCAGCGGCGTGCGCTTTGTCATGCCTCCAATGATCGGAGAAGATTTTAACGACATGCATCAGCGCGAAGGCCTATTCGCCGTCCAACGCCTGATTTGCGATTTCCTGAAAGGAGCGCGCCGATGAGGCCGCATGAAGAGGTTTACTGGATCCCGATATTACCCTCAGAAATGAGGGAAAAACTGAAAACGCTGCCAGCCAACAAGCGACAATGGCCGAAAGCGTTCTTGGACGATTACAAGAGGCTGCATGCCGATTTCACCAAGGCCAAGGCGGCCTTTATTGAGGTGGCCCGCCGAGACCGGGATGAAAGAATGTCGCCGCGCGCGTTCAAGGCTCTATCGTTTCTGATCGACTGCCTGAACTTCGATACTGGCCGGTGCGATCCGTCACAACAAACGATAGCTGATGAAGTGGGCGTTCAAGTGGTGACTGCCGAACGGCTGGTTCGCAAACTGAAAGCGGCTGGCTGGGTTCACGTCTATCGTCGGGGAGCGACAAGCACCAACTTTTACCGGATCGGGGTATCGAAATTGAAAATCGATGCGATTCGGGATGATGCGGAGGCTCGCCGCGAGGTACGAAAAACATCTTGGGCGGCCCTGAAGTTGCTCCAAAGTGACCCATCAAAAATGATGGATCACCCCGCCAAGCACCCATCAAAAATGATGGATCATGAACCCGCAAAAATGATGGATCATGACCCATCAAAAATGATGGACAAACCTTTGAAGGGAACCTCTGAAGCTGAACCTCTGAACGAGTCTTCTTTCGACCATGGTAGAGAGGGTACGTATAAGGGTGAGGCATACTCATCTTCGGATGCAGAGGAAAAAACTTCCGCAACGATCATCACGCCGGACTTCTCGAAGCGGAGGATCGCCTGATGTTTCGATTGTTCACGACGAAGCGATACCGGGAAATTCAGGAGACGCTAAGCAAGGCTGCGTCAGCCGTCGAATTTGCTGAGAAACGAGCAGATGCTGCGGAAAAAGCGCTGGCGGTTCTCAATGCGTCCCAGCAGACAGTCTACTGCTCGTTTTGCGGAGAAAGTCAGCACGAGGTGAAAATGCTGATTGCTGGCCCCTCGTCATTCATCTGCGACGAGTGCGTCGAGGGTTGCTTGAAGATCATCATCAATCGGAACATCGAAGCGAGGGCGGCAAAATGCGAATGATCGAGAAAGTCGCAGCTGCGATTTACAATCTGCCTGTTTTTGACGGTGATCCGATCGGCGTTCACCTGGGGCATGTTCCCTTGATCGAGGTGTCAGCAAACAATGCCTTAGAGCTTCGATCGACGGTCATGGAAATTTGCGAACAAGCCGCCAAAGCCGCGATTGAGGCAATGCGAGAGCCATCGGACACGATGATGGTTGCCGGTGGTCTCAAATGCGAGGCCATGATGTTCGAAGGCGACCCGCAAGCAACCGGCGTCATTTTCAAGGATATGGGTGTTGTCTTCACCACAATGATTGATGCCGAGATTGAGAATGCAGGGGTGCAGCGATGACGGTTCTGAAAACGCCGTGGGACGGCCACTGGATGTACGCGGAGTATGTCGCCTTCTTCCATCATGCCTTGGGTGTGAGCGCGTATCTCTCGGCCTATAGGGCGGAGAGCGGGAACAATTGGGAACCGGCAGAAACTCCGGAGGCGCGGATGATCGACAAGGCTACAGGTGCCGATCTTGCGTTTCTTCAGGGGTTCTCTGACTGGATCGCAACAAACATCTTCGGCACGCCGAATGATGTCTTCGGAAATCATCCTATTGCAAACGGGGAGACAGTGCATTGAACGAGATCGTAAACAAAGACGCCACCTGGTACGCCGTTCGCATCGTTCCCGGCGCCCAGAAGATGGCTCGGGCAATTTCTGATGCACCGGAGCATCGCGTGGGCGAAACCCTCCTTGAGCGAGAATGCCGCAACAATGGAATTACCATCTTCATGCCGTCATTCTGGACTGTGGTTCGTCACCAGCGGACAAATAAGCTCCTCGAGAAGCGTTTCCCGCTTTTGGTCGGTTACGCCTTCGTAAAAATTGACGACACGGGGTTTGGCGTTATTAGGAACCTCAATTCAATAAGCTATTTCCTTCGCGGCGGCGGCCGGTATGGGCTTGCATCCTTCCCCGATGAAACGTTGATGGAATTGTATCTGGCAGAACTGGACGCCAAGGAACAGCACTCCACGATGAAGCGCAGCGGAGAGGCCGAAGTGAGGAGGGAACGCCGATCGATTCTCGGTCGGCAGCTTGGCTCGATCTTCCCGAAGGGGCGCCGAAAGAAGGTTCCTATCAGGATGATGGCGGCAGCTGCGATGAACGGACTGCCGCCAAAAGCGAAGGAGAGATGCGCGGCAATTCTGGAAGAACTGGAAAAGCTGGATAAGGCAGATGCGCAATCTTGCAAAAGCCCAGCAAATCCACTAACTTCAGCGGCGTGATTTGGGGTGTTGCAGTCGGACCTTCCGCCGGAAGATGTCAATTCGACGGCCCCGTGCGGAAAGGTCCGATTCCGCGCCACTGGGAAAATGTACCCAAAATTCTCTTTCAGTTTGAAGCAGGCAGGGCAAACGGTAAGCCGCGTGGCTCATAACCACGAAATATCCGGTTCAATTCCGGAGCCTGCAACCAATCGCATGACGACGCGGTAATCAGCCAAGGCCGTCCTCCCCGCAAGGGTGTAGAGCTTTCTGGGTAGTTGGCGCCCAGCATGCGAAAACAGGTTGCCGTCGATCTCTGGCCCCGCGACTGGATGACGGTCTTAGCTCTCGCGGGTGACACGATCAAATGATCGGAATCTAGTGGCGGTGCACTGAAAAGCCTCTAGCTGGTTCACGCTCCAGTCAAAAGCGTCCAATTCGCCCGGTGGGCAACGAGTAGACTTATGACGCAGTTGGCCGGGTTCAAATCCCGCTCGTGTCGATACGATGATCTGGATTCGTCTGGTCCGTCGAGGAGCGATACGCCAGTGCAGGCGCGGCCCCGGGCGCAAGGGCCGATCGGATGCACTGGATATCTGGTTTCGCCCAACAGGGCAACGGAATGCGAGGCGGCGCTGAAACGCAGAAGCGCAGGGAACACCGGCATCTTCACCGAATGCGATGCGCTGATGCTAGATGCGTTCGCCCGATGCCAGCCACGGTAGCGTGTGGCTCTCGCAGCAAATCACCCACCTGTCGCTAGCCGGCAGGCTCAGGACGGCAAGTAGCGGAGAGAGCGGGACACCGTATCGCGAAAGCCGTCCAGCTTATCCGTAAGCCTGTAGGCAGGCATGCATCACCAGCCCCGCCCGTAACAAGGTGGGGCATTTAAGAGTGTGGTTGAGACTTGAATGGGGAAAGGACGCCCAAGCGTCGGTCGAGGTAATCAATCGACATGGGAGACAGGACTTCACTTTGGTCGCCTGGAAAAATGACGCGTTTTCCCTCTGGGGAAATCAGCTTAGTGACCGGCACCATACCAATAACGGGATCCGATTGGATCCCGCTGGAACAGTGACCACCCACGCTATTGAGCCAATGTCTGTAATGTCCGAGGGTGGTCATATGTGTGTCAGGCTACCAATGCGGTTCGTTCAACAACATCGGAATCGTACATCATCGCGAACGCGTCTGGTGCTGGGCCAATGTCTTTGATAGACCGACCGCATTCCATAGCGTCAGCGAGTTCAGCTCTGAAAGCTACTCTCAGACGTGCCATTGCTTCGTCTGCAGTTTTGCCTTGAGCGGCGATGTCAATCTCAAGGCACTGCGCGACGTACACGTCTTCGTCCTTGAGAACGATTACGCGGATTTGCTCAGCCATGAGTTCGTACTCCTTATTAGTGGACGGGTTAAGTCCGCTTTAAACGTAGCGATCATCGTACTCTTTGACAATCCGCCGTTCGTATTAACTTTGGGTAAGCAAAATAGTAGTTTTTCTTGCTTGTCCAGAGCTGGAGAACCGTCGGAGCGCGGTATTGTTCCGATTTTGCGCCGGATGCGACCGTTTGCCCCATTCACCCGCCCACATGGAGAGAGCGATGACACGCGAACAGCGCAAGAAATTGCCAAAGGCTGGCCTGATCCATTTCGAGTGGGGCAGCTACAGTTATTTCGCCAAGTTCCGCCTTGCCAACGCGATGAAGGTCCAGATCGGCCGCCTGTCCATCGTGTGGCGCATGCCCTGGCTTGAGCATTCTGCGCGCCGCTTGCATCCCGAAGTGTTCGGTTAGCCACCCCATGACCGCCACCGAGCAAAAGCGGGATAGGGTGTCTCATAGCTTCACCTACATGCTGTCTTTGCCGCAATGGCACTGCAAGATCGGTCGAGTGACGATGAAGTGCGGCGTGACGATGCACGTTCCATTCAACTGCTTCGATTGGTTCGCTTAACCTCTCATGGGCAAGCCGGATCAACCCAAATATCCAAATCATATGAAACGGTAGGTATCAGATGGCTGACCTCGTCGACCTGGCCCGCACAAAGGCCGAAAAGAAGGCTGAAACTGACCGGTGGGAGAAGACCTCCGCGGAAGACCGCCCGGATTATCCCTATGGCCTGAACCTGTTTCTCGACTACGAGACGCTGAAGAAGCTGGGCATGACGGACCACGACTTTGACGCTGGCCTGCCGGTGACGATCCACGCGGAAGCGATGATTGCAGAGGATCGCGTCGAGGTCATCAACGGCGAGAAGCGCCATTCGATCTCGCTTCAGGTGCAGAAGATGGCGATCGGCCAAGGCGCCGACAAAGACGTCGCTGAAAAGTTCTACAAGAAGGACTGATGATGGGAGAGGTCGTTTACAAAGACGGCGACCGCATCCTTTCAGAGCGCGGGCAGAACCAAGACTGCATCGAATGTCTCGAAGGACTGCTGGAAAAAGCCAAGGGTGGCGAAATCTGCGGCGTCGCAGTTGCCATCCAGTATTCGGACCGATCAACGGGCGAGACGGTGGCCGGCTTTATCTGGAACCGGTGTGTCGTCGGTTCTCTGGCCTTCCTCACGAAGCGCCTGACGCAAGAGTAACAGCACACATTGCAAGGAGGGCCGCGAGATGGCCGAACGTAACCAGTACGGTACCGAGCCGGGACGGCTGTTCAATATTGCCAAAAGCGATACCATCGATCTGGCGAATGATACTCGCGGCCTGATCATCGGCACTGAAGGCGATATCAAGGTCACTGACGACAAGGGTGTCACCGACACTTTCACGATGCCTGCCGGCGTATTCCCGATCCGTGTGAGGCGCATCTGGAGCACCGGCACGACGGCGGCCGGTCTGGTCGGAATTTACTGACCATGGCGCGACCGACGTCTTACAAGCCTGAGTATGCGGAGCAGGCTGAAAAGCTGTGTGCGCTTGGCGCAACTGACAATGACCTGGCCGAATTCTTCAAGGTCTCAATTCGAACACTGCAGAACTGGAAGTTGGACCATGAGGAGTTTTTGCACTCCCTAAAGGTGGGCAAGGATATTCCGGACCAGAATGTCGAGAGATCCTTGTATCAGCGGGCTATCGGCTATTCGCATCCAGACGTCGATATCCGCGTGGTCGACGGCGATGTGGTGCAGACGGAAATCGTAAAGCACTACCCGCCGGACACGACCGCAGCCATCTTCTGGCTGAAGAACCGAAAGCCGAAGGACTGGCGCGACAAGCAGGAAGTCGAGCTTAACGTGAACGGTTCGCTCGCTGATCGTCTCGACCGTGCCAAGGCAAGGAAGCCTCAACAGAAATGATGCCAGCAGAGAAACGCGACCCGGATGAAGACATTCTGGACGCCGCCGCTGAATATCAGTTCGACCCGCAAGGATGGTCCCTGTTCGCATGGGATTGGGGTCAAGGCAATCTGAAGGACATGGACGGCCCACGAGAATGGCAGGCGGATATCAACGAAGAGATACGCCAGCACCTGAACAGTGAGAACCGATATCAGCCTTTGCAGATTGCCGTTGCAAGCGGCCACGGTATCGGCAAGTCGGCGGAAATGGGCATGCTCGCAAATTGGGCCATGTCCTGCTTTGCTGACTGCAAGATTGTTGCCACGGCGAACACTGAAAGCCAGCTTCGAACGAAGACGTCGCCCGAGATAGGCAAGTGGTTCCGATCCTCGATCACGTCGCACTGGTTTGACGTGCAGGCCATGTCGGTCAAGGCGCGGGACGCGGAGCATTCTGACCTGTGGCGGCTCGATTTCGTCGCATGGTCTGCCCACAACACGGAAGCCTTCGCCGGTCTGCACAACAAGGACAAGATAATCGTCCTGATGTTCGACGAGGCTTCGAAGATTGCCGATAGCGTCTGGGAAGTCGCGGAAGGTGCGCTGACCGACGAAAACACAATCATCATCTGGATTGTCTTCGGCAATCCTACGCAGAACACCGGGCGATTCCGGGAATGCTTCCGTCGTCATCGTCGGCGCTGGATCAGGCGGCAGATCGATAGCCGGTCAGTGCCAGGCACCAACAAGAAGAAGCTTGACCAGTGGGTCGAGGACTATGGCGAAGACCATGATTTCGTAAAGGTGCGAGTGCGCGGCATGTTTCCATCTGCATCTGCAAAGCAGTTCATAGCGGTCGACGATGTGGACGCTGCCCAGAAAGTCCACCTGCGCAAAGAGCAGTACGACTTTGCTCCGAAAATCATCGGCGTTGATCCGGCTTGGACAGGTGACGACGAACTGGTCATCTACTTCCGGCAGGGGCTTTACTCAAAGCTGCTGCTGACCATGCCGAAGAACGACAACGACATTCTTGTCGCCAACCATGTGGCGCGGTTTGAGGATGAACTGCAGGCCGATGCGGTCTTCATCGACCTTGGGCACGGCACAGGCATTCATTCAGCAGGCATCACGCTCGGCCGCACATGGCAACTGGTGAGCTTTGCAGAAAAGAGCATTGACCGCGGCTGCCTCAACAAGCGTGCCGAGATGTGGAAGGGAATGCGTGACTGGCTTAAGACCGGTGGCGCGATCGATCCGAAGGACGATGTTCTCTATCAGGATCTTATCGGGCCTGAACTGGTGGCGCGAACCGACGGCAAGCTCCAACTTGAGAGCAAGGAACACATGAAGATCCGTGGCCTTCCTTCTCCGAACCGAGCGGATGCTCTTGGCCTGACCTTTGCCCGCCCGGTGGTGGCGAAAGAGCGCGGCGACGAACGCTACAACCATAGCCGGGACACGAGCTATGGCGGCAACCAAGACGAATACAATCCGTACGGATGAAGGGTCACACCATGAACGAAGATGAGACTTTGCTGTTCAGGCAGCAGGTAGCGATAGCGCGTGAGAAAAACAGGGTTGCCAACGGTCGCCTTTTCAACGTGCTGATGTTCGCGCTGGTCTTGTTCATGGCTTCCCAGATCGACAAGGGCGCTCTGTGGCTCGCTTTCTTCCCCGCCCTGTCAGTTGGTGCCGCATACCTTCAAGACAGCTCTCCCGGCGCCCTCGGTCGGCGTCTACCTGCAATCAGCACCGTTGCGGCCGTCGTGCCCCTTCTGTCCATTTTTTACATCTGAGGTAATGCGATGTGCGTTTTCAAATCACCCAAGGTTGCCACGGCCGAAGACCCTAAACTGCCGATCGAATACGCTGCCCAGCGTGAACCCGATAGCCAGACTGTCTCAGGTGCTGGCAACCGAGCTCGTGACCGGCTGCGCGCCACTACATCGACGATGCTGACGGGTTCGCAGGGCGTGGGCGCTGCTGATACTTCGGGCAAGAAAACCCTTCTGGGAGCCTGATATGGTCGATACCACCCGTGAACGTCACGAGCGGCGCCTGGCTGCGCTCAAGAAGGAACGAAACCCTTATGAGGCGCAATGGCAGGAACTGAATGATCTGATCGTTCCGGGCCGCTATCGCAAGGGTGACGCCAAAGACCCGAAGGGCATCAATGGCAACAAGAAGATCATCGACAATTCTCCCAAACTTGCGCATCGCGTAGCGCAATCGGGAATGCAGGCCGGTCTCACGTCGCCGACCCGGCCTTGGATGCGGTACAACATCACCGACAAGGATCTTCGGGAGTTTGGTCCGGTCAAAGATTACCTTTACGAGGCCACAAGGCGCGCTCGTGAACGGCTCGCGGTCTCAAACATCTACAACTGCCTGCATACTGGATACGGGGACGAGCTTCTTTTCGGTCAGTTCTGCATGATCCTGACGCGATCGAACCGCCGCTTTCACGGCATTTTGCCTCCGGTCGGCCAATACTGGCTTGCGCAGAGCCAGTATGGCATGCGCGTTGATACCTGCTATCGACGGGTTTGGATGACGATTGAGCAGATCGTTGCCCGATGGGTCGTAAAGGCCAATGGCCGCGACATGGATTGGTCGAAGGTTTCGACGGCGGTCAAGAACGCATGGGACAAGGGCAGTTACGATGACATGGTCGAGGTGTTCAACGCCATCGAGCCACGTATTGCTCGCGACCACCGCAGTCCGACGAAGGAAAACAAGCCCTTCATGTCGAACTATTGGGAAGCCGGGCAAGACCGCGACAAGATGCTTGAAATCAGCGGCTTTGACCGGAACCCGATCATAGCGCCTCGGTGGGACGTGGTAGGCGAAGACGTCTACGCCGCGACATGCCCTGGCATGGACGCGTTGCCAGACGTCAAGATGCTGCAGACAGAGCAGCGATGGAAGGGCATGGGCATTGAGCATCAGGTGAAGCCATCACTGGTGGCCCCCACGTCGCTCAAGAATAAGCGCAACTCTTCCTTGCCCGGGACGATCACCTTCGTCGATGAGCAGAGCGTCAACTCGGCGGCATATCGCCGTGCTTTCGACGTTAACATACAGCTGGGCGATCTGGCCGCGGACATTGAGGAAGCCAAGCGCCGTGTAGACCGCGCGTTCTACGCTGACCTGTTTATGGCAATCAGCAACATGGAAGGCGTGCAGCCGCGTAACCAGTTCGAGCTGACGCAGCGCAAGGAAGAGCAGCTTCAGCAGCTTGGCCCTACCGTCGAGCGTCAGCATCACGAGTTGATCCAGCCGCTTGCTGATTGGGTCTTCTACCAGATGGATGACGACAACGATCTGCCGGAAGCGCCTGAAGACTTGCAGGGGCAGGAATTGAACGTTGAGAACATCTCGACGCTCTACCAAGCGCAGCTTGCCGTCTCCACGGGTTCTATCGAGCGCATGGTGTCGTTCGTCGGAAATTTGGCAGGCGCAAGTCAAGACGCCGTGGACAAGCTGGATGTCGATCAAGCTATCGACGAATACGGCGATGCCATCGGGGTTGTCTCCACCATCGTCCGTTCCGACGACAAAGTGAAAGAAATCCGCGCCCAGCGAGCGCAGCAGATGCAGCAACAGCGAGCAGCGGAGACGGCAGCAACGATAGCCCCTGTCGTTCGTGACGGCGCGCAGGCAGCGCAGGCTCTTGCCGCCACGGACGAAAATGGTGGGCCGGCCGAGCTTCTTCGAAACCTTGGTATTGCCGGATGACACAGAAAACTCGGGAACAAATAGAGCTCGATCTCTCAACAGAGTTCGTGCTGTCGGAGCCGCGCGCCCGTGAATTCCTGTGGTGGGTTCTGTCGCAATGCAACGTCTACGGCGCTCCCCACATGGTCAACGGCGAGACTGGCATCCACATCGGGCGCCGCATCATCGGTGTGACCATCATCGACCAGATCAACGAAGTGAAGCCCACGGCCTACGCAGAAATGATGATTGAGGCCCATAACCGCGCGGAGAAGCGCCAGAGGGAAGAGAATGTTTCGACACCTGATGATGAATAGCGTCGCTTTCGCCCCAGAAGGCGGCGCAGAGGGCGGCGGCGATAACGCCGCAGCAAGTACTGAAAGCGCCGACGCGCCGCTGCTCACGGGCGTCGTAGACGATCAGTCCGCCAAGGAAGGCGAAGGATCGGCCGCTGCTTCCGAGTGGAAGGAATACGAAGCCGATTCCTCCAAGTCGGACGAAGAGAACGCTGCCGCCAAGGCAGAGCATGACAAGGCGAAGCCGAAGGAAGGCGACGACAAGAGCAAGCAGGAAACCAAAGACCCTGCTGACGTCGTGCCCGAAGATGGCAAATATGACATCAAGCTCGAAGACGGCATCGAACTCGACCAGGCGCTACTTGAACGCGCGTCGCCGGTCATGAAGGAAATCGGCCTGACGAATGCGCAGGCTACCAAACTCGCGGGCGTTCTCGCTGAGCAGCGCAAGATCGAATACGACGCGCTGAGCGAACGCCACCAGAAGATTACGACCGACTGGCAGACCGAGATCAAGACCGACAAGGACTTTGGCGGCGACAATCTCACGACCAGTCTGAACAACGCAAACCGAGTTATCGCGACTTTCGGAGACGACGCTCTCCGCCGCGACCTCGTAGAAATCGGGATTGGAAACCATCCCGGGATTTTCCGGCTATTGGCCCGTGTCGGCAACGCTCTCAGTGATGACAAGCCCGCATCGTCGGAAACAGCAGCAGCCCCTCCGCCTTCGCCAGAACAGGCGATGTACGGAGCAACCACACCAACGACACGAGGTTAAGACATGGCCACTGTAGGCAACATGTATCCGACGCTCTCCGACCTGAAAAAGCAGGAATGGGGCGACGACATTGCAACCATCATCGACATGCTGGTGCAGTTCAACGCGATGTACGAAGATGCACCCATCCTCGAGTGCAACATGGGCACATCGCACCTGACCACGGTTCGCACCGGCCTTCCGACCCCCACCTGGCGCAAGCTCTACAAGGGTGTTCTGCCGACCAAGGGCACCACTGCCCAGGTCAAGGACGCCACGGGCATGCTCGAAGACTGGTCCGAAGTCGACGCGAAGCTGGTGGAAATCGCCAAGAACCCGGCGAAATTCCGTCTCAACGAAGCCAAGGCGCACATCGCAGGCATGGCAAACATGCTTGGCTCGACCGTCTACTACGGTGACACTGATGTGAACCCGGAGCGCTTCACGGGCCTCCATGCTCGCTTCAACTCGAAGACTGCATCTAACGGTAAGCAGATCATCGACGCAGGCGGTACCGGCTCGGACAATACGTCCATCTGGTTCGTGACATGGGGTGAGGACTCTGTTCACCTTCTCTACCCAGAAGGCACGAAGGCCGGTCTCCAGCGTGACGACAAGGGCAAGACCACGAAGGAACTTCCTGACGGTTCGCTCTACGATGTCTACCGCGAGAAGTTCTCGCAGGATATCGGCCTGTCCGTCCGCGACTGGCGCGGTGTGGCACGCGTTGCCAACATCGACGTGTCTGACCTTCGGGCAAATCCGACTGCCGGCGGCGCCGACCTCATCAATCTGATGATCGACGGATACTACGCCTTGCAGAACCCGAACCAGCCGAACGGCAAGACGGTCATCTATGCGCCGAAGACGGTGCAGACCTTCCTGCACAAGCAGGCGATGAACAAGACCAACGTGAACCTCACGCTCGACCAGAGCCAGGGCAAGCCGGTTGTTTCGTTCCTCGGCCTTCCGATCCGCCGGGATGACAACATCCTCGAAACTGAAGGTCAGATCGTCTAACGGCGATCGGGAGAAAGGCAAGAACCATGATCTTCGACGCACAGAACCTCTTCTCGGACGCGCAGGCGATTACCACGTCTACAGTGTCCACCAACGTCATCGACTTCGGCGCCTCCGGCAAGCCCGTGGGTGCAGCTGCCGCCATCCGCAAGGACCTTGGCCGTGGCAAGCGGGTCGATCTTCGTGTGCAGATGGTAGAGGCAGCGCTTGCTGCCGGTGCCGCCACGCTCACCATCGACTTGCAGACGGATGATAACGAGGCGTTCTCGTCTCCCAAGACCGTCTTCACGACAGGCGCGATCGCCAAGGCCCAGCTTATCGCTGGGTATGTGTTCCCGCTGGAGTTCTTCCCGCGCGGCACAGACGAACGCTATGTCCGCCTGAACTACACCGTCGCCACTGGCCCGTTGACCGCTGGCAAGATCACGGCCGGCGTTGTGGCCGCATCGGAGGATAACAACTATGACTAAGGCAATCACAGTGATGGCCACGCGCCAGGGCGTATATGATCACTTCCGCGAAGAAGGCGACGTCTTCGAGATCCGCAAGGATGAAGACTTCTCCAAATTCTGGATGGTGAAAGTATCCAACGCTGAAGCGCTTGCATTGCAGAAGGCCGCTGAAAAGCTGCCTGAAGCAGAGCGCCATGTCGTCGATACCTCCGCCGTCGACAACGCCGAACTGCAAGCCCTGCGCGCGGAGCTTGCGGAAAAGAACGCCGAGATTGACAGGTTGACGCGCAACAAGTCTGTAACGGCCAGCGACAAAGCCAAGGATGCGCCCAACAGCAAGAACGAAGGCGATGGCAATGAAAAGTCTGCCGCCGACGTTCTCAAGATGGCGAACGACCCGAGCGTCGAGTTCATGACGTTCAAGGCCGCCGCCCGCAAGTTGCTCGGTGAAGCAACGCCTTCCACTAAGGCTGAGATCATCGCTGCCCTTGAGGACAAAGCCACCGCGCCTTGATCTGACGACATCTTGAAAGCACTGAACCCGGCTCATCGTGGGCCGGGTTTTCTATTGGTGGAGAGCCGAATGTCTTCCGTTACCAGTCTGTGCAACATAGCGCTTTCGAACATTGGCAAGAAGCTGATCGCGGATATCAACGAGCAATCGACCGAGGCGAAGACGTGTAAGCTTCATTTCAACATCGTTCGCGACACCATGCTGCAGTCTTACGAATGGGAGTTTGCTAAAACCACTCTCGCCCTTGCTGCTGTAGCGAACACACGCGAGGATCGCTGGGAATACGCGTACGCCCGCCCATCGAATTGTTTGAAGCCTCTCCGCATCCTTCCTGAGACATTCATCTCTGATGACATTGAGGTGCCTTATGCTGCCACCGAAGGGCTTATCTTTTGCAGCCAGTCTCCGGCGACGCTGGAGTACATTCGACGTTTCGAAGATCCGGCACGCCTTCCACCTCTGTTTCAGGACGCCCTTTCATGGGCACTCGCGGCGAAGATAGCAATTCCCCTGACGTCCGATCAATCCACCCGCAAAGACGCCTACCAGATCGCCGCATCGACCCTTGATGCTGCCAAGGTTGCCGACGCGAACGAAAACTCCTTCACCTGGGCGGAAAACTCCGCGCTGATAGACGCAAGAGGCTGATCAATGGCACTGATGAGGACCATGCAGCCCGCTTTCACGGCGGGAGAGCTTAGCCCTGCGCTGTGGGCACGCGTCGATCTTTCCAAGTATCAGTCGGGGCTTAAGACCGCGAAGAACATCTTCGTTCATCCTCACGGCGGCGCGTCCAATCGTTGCGGTTTCGAGTTTATCGGCCGCACCCGTGGTTCTGGATTCGCTATCTTGATGCCCTTCGTCTTCGATGCTGAGAGCGATCAGACCTATAATCTAGAGTTCACCCACATGAAGATGCGCGTCTACCGCGCCGGCAGCCCCATCCTTGAGGCAGCGAAGGCCGTCACAGCCATATCGAAAGCGGCGCCAGGCGTGGTCACATCTGCCGGCCATGGTTATGCCAATGGGGACGAGGTATTTCTCGCTGGTATCGTTGGGCCGGTGACGTTGAACAACAGGAACTTCATCGTCCGCAACGCGACGACAAATACCTTCACGCTGGAAGACCTTCATGGCGCGTCGATCGCGACAGAATCGCTCCCCGACTACGTGAGCGGCGGGACGGCCCGTCGGCTCTATGAGGTGGCGTCGCCCTATTCCGAAAGTGAGTTGCGCCGCATCGTCTTCGCACAGGAAAACGATGTGATGTATCTCACACATCAGGCTCACCCGCCGATGAAGCTTTCTCGGTTTGGTGATGCGAATTGGCTGTTCTCGGCGCTGGATTTCCAGCCCGATATTGCCCCTCCAAGCGGATTGGGCGGCACGGCCTATTACAAATACCGGAGCGGCAATAGCCTGACATTCACGCTAAAGGTGACGGCTGTGTCGGCTTCGGGTGCAGAGAGCGCGGCGTCCAACGGCGTTGGGGTTCTGTGGCCATTCGAGAACGAAGACGGTAGGCGAATCCATATGTCTTGGACCGCTGTGTCTGATGCGTCTTTTTATCGAGTGTATAGGACAGACGAAAACAACGGGGTGCTGGTAGAGACACCTAACCTTGAAGTCGACCTCGGTCAGACGCAGTACATTGGCAGCGGCGCTATACCGCCTTCGAGCAGTCAACCAGGCGCTCCTCCTATTCCGACCCTGACGGCTGCGTTTGTCATATTCGGCGCGCCTCTTTCCTACAAAGTAGCGGCCATTTCGGAAGAAACAGGCGAGGAAAGCTTGCCATCCGCTCCGTTCACATTGCGGAATGATATGAGCTTCAAGGGCAACAAAAACGTGCTCTTCTGGTCTGCGACGCCAGGCGCTTCAAGCTATATCGTCTACCGCCTGGACAACGGACGTTATGGATACATCGGAAGGACGGACACAACGACATTCACCGACGAGAACATCACTGCAGATTTGGCCAGCGGTCCACAAGAGGGAAACAATCCGTTCAGCGGCGCAGGCAACTATCCGGCATGCGTTAACTTCTACGAACAGCGCCTTGCCATGGGTGGCACAGAAAACGTGCCGGCAGGCGTGTGGCTTGGTCAGTCAGCCAACTATGAGAACTTCGGGTCAGCAACGCCCGTGAAACCGAGCGATGCCATCACCTTCCGTATTCGTTCGAAGGAAAAGAACCAGATCAGGGCAATCAGTGAATCCCGCGGCCTTGCGGTGTTCACGACAGCAACGGAATTTTCTGTATCGGGCGGAGCTGAAGACTTCCTGACCCCGACGAACATTGTCGTGAAG